CGCTCTCCCCATTCTGGATAGACAGTCCAATCTCGGCGATACGTTTTGCCGCCGCCATCACAATCGCTCGGCGAGTGGCACCCAATGCGTCGCCGTCAACCCATAGCATCACATCATCAGCCCACACGGCACGTTCATCGGCGCTGCCTTCGATATGGATATCGATGCCCAACTCAACGGCCAGGCGCAGAGCGTCACCATCGTTAGCAAGCGGATTCCACCACGCATTTACATCGCCAAATTCATCATAGCCATGCGGATACCAACCATTGATATCAGCCTCAAAATCGATTTCGTAGCCAGCCGCTTTCGCAGCCATTTCCAGCAGTTCCTGATCATTCATGATCCGCCTCCGACTTCTGCCCATCCTGAGCGATGGAAGGGGCGGCAGCCAGGACATCATCAATAATCGTGGATGCCTTGTAACCTGACTTAACAAGGGCAGCTTTCCATTCTTTGGTTGCACCATCAGGAACTAGTATCCAGCCTTCCGGCATCTGCTGCCACTGCACCTGCTCTGCTAGTGCCGCTGCTTCGGAGCGCATAGCTCGCGCTCCATATTCAAAGGCCACCTTTTCCCGGGTAGTCCAGTCTGCCATATGCTCTTCGGAAACATTGATAGCCGACAGTTCCATCGCCCTGATGGCATCGCCCACGCTAGATGGGGATGGCTGCTGCGCGCCGAGTTCTTTCGCAAACATTTTGAAGTCATGGCGAATCGTCGCGCCGATATCGTCAATACCTTCGCCTTCGCAGCCATCCCAAATGCTCGCCAACTTCTCGGCAGCGGCCCACAGAACACTATCCGGCTGTGCTGGAGTAGCGCGGGCGGCTTTCCGGTAGTCTTCCAGTTCGTCTTTCATGAACATTTCGATTGATACGGTGGCCCTTGGGTACTTCTTCAAATATTCAGTCTGACGCTCCTGCCAGGTCTTGATGTCGTTCATGCTTGCTCCTTGGCTGCGAGGATGGCGCGCGTGTAGGCGATCAATTCGTCTTGGCGAACCAAGTATGTAGGCATGTCGTGAGGCGCGGTCGGGTCGCTGTCGATGTGCGGCTCGAATGCGGTGATGATCCGCTCATTACTTAGCACCACAGGCTGCGCCTTCCGCACCTCTGCCAGTTCGCGCTCCAGACCAGCAATGCGATGTTTCAACAGGGCCATTTCAGCCGCTGCAATCGCGCGCTCCGATTTCATCGTGGCCTGATTCATGGTCCACATCGCTTCGAGAAATGGCGAGCCGCGCAGCATTTCAGCGAATTTGTCGTTGTTGCAGCGGCGGGCTCCGGACTGGCAGTGCTCGCAATATTCCCGAGTATCGATGTCGATTCCCGAGTCTTCGCACTTGTCGCAGTTGTAGCGCGAGTCGAGCACTGGGTCGTAGTCGTGCTCATCCATTGTTGATCTCCTGCTGTGCGCGCCAAGCCTTGTAATCCGGGCGGCGGTAAATCGAATTGACCTTCACGCCGAACTTCGCAGCAGCTTCTGCCACGGTAAGGCGGTGCTTCTTGTGCTTATGCGTGATGGCCTCAATGGCCCACGTCATAGCTTGAGTTTGACGACCTGACATTTCTCCTCCTTGCTGTGAATGTACGTTAATCATACACATGTATTCGTACACATGCAAGAAAATAAAATAGCCCCACGTGGAGGCTATTCGAAGAGGTCTTGCTGGCGGACGTCGATCTTGACTATCTGGTATACAAACCCGCTCTCACAGCTAGGCAAGCCACGTTTCAGCGCCTCACTCTCTGCAACGTAGCAGACGCTAGTGCGCTCCTTGTCAAAGCAGCAGCCCTTGCACCTGTCGTCTTCGTCATCGAAGAAGTTTTCGCGCTTAGGCTTGGCTGCAAAGATTATGCGGGCTGGGTCGAGGGGCATTTCACTTAATATCGAGGCGTGTGCCTTGTGCCAGCATGGCGCCTGGCACTTCGCGGCCTTCCTTGATAGCTTCCGCGATGGCCTTCTTATCCGGCGCTGCTGGCGGCGGTTCAGGCTGGCGCATGAAGCTTGCAGGGATCAGGCTCGGCTCGAAGATTTCCACACCGGCCGGGTTCTTCTTGATGGTCAGTGCGAAGTGCGGACACTCGACCTTCTGCACGCCAGCGATTTCTAAGCACGTTTTTACGTACTCGCGCAGGTTTGCGGCCCGCTTCTCGATGGCCTTGCGACGGTCGGCCATTTCACGCTCGGCGTTCTTGATCGCTTCCGCGGTCGCTTCCAGGTTCTTGATGGCATAGGCCACGTTCTGTGCTTTCAGTTCCAGCGGGTAGGCTTCTGCTTCCAGCGTGTCAGCAATTGCCTGCTCGTCGGTCTGTACGTCCATCAGATGGTCAACGACAGCGCGGTATTCGTGGGCGATACTATAGAGGCTCATGGTGGTCATGGTTGTCTCCGCGTCAGAATGGGATATCGTCATCAAACTGGATATCGGCCGGTGGCGCGCTGTTGTTGCCGCCGCGTGCGCCTGGCTTCTTCTTCAGCGGCTTGTCGGCCAGCATGTTGATGACTTTGCCAAGCTGCTCCGGCTGCGTTTTGCGCTTCAGGATTTCGCTTGCCATCAGTTCGGTATCGGCCTGGAATACAGCGAATGGAGCCATACGCCAGCCAGTTTCGCCAGTTTCGAAGCCATCCTTCATCTTTGCGTATTCCTCGCTGCGCAAAAGCAGGCCAATAGGCTTGCTCATGAGTTCAGGGAAGCATGGCGCCGGCATTACAACCTCTTGGTTGTCGTGCCATTTCTTGACCTCCATTTGCGTTACGCTGAGTTGGCGCGCACCCAGGCAAGCCATCATGGCGTTTACCATGTTCAGGCCCATTAGCGGTTCGCCGCCTTCCTTCTGCGTCCAGATATCGAAGCGCGATTCGCGGCCATCGCTGGCGCGGAAAGTAAAGCCAATGCCATCGGTTCGCGCTTTGCTGCTGATTAGCTTTTCAGCACGCAGGAAAGTTCCGACATACTTGCCGGTCTCGTTGATGTAGGCGCCGATGGTATCGGCTTTTGCTGCGAGTTCAGGATTGAGTTTGTACATGGTTATTCCTTGGTTGGTGTGGTGATGCCGTAGTAATCGCAGATTGCGCGATCTACTGCAGCGAGGTCGTTCTCGATATGCTCATTTTCAAACAGGCCGAGAGGCGATTTTGTGGTGTCGCTGCCGCTGTTCTGCGTAGCGAAAATGTATTGGTCATTGATACGAAGGGTGCGCAGTACGATCGTCACCAAGCCCTCGAGTACGATCTTCTCGTCCAGCAGCTTGCCAATAGTCTTGATCTTGGTTTTGCCGGATTCGGTGGTTTCCGTATGGCTCAGAATGTACACGCGCTTATCGTCCGGCAGCGCCTGGGCTTGCGTGAAAATGTCCCATGCCTTGCGGGCGATTTCGTTGTACTTGGCGAATGCCTGGTTGCCGACTTCCTGATCCGTTACCCGGCGCATAAATTCGTTCGCCATGATGTACTGGAAATCATCGATGATGATGATGGGCTTGACCGTCTTGCTCATCGCTTTCACGATGCGGGCGCTGTCGTCAGTGACGAGGATATTGCCGCCATCCTGGCCGACTGGTTTCCAATCCACCGAGCGAAACGGAAGAGGCTTTTTAACAGCTTGGATCAGGAAGGTTTGCGCTGGGTCAAGATTGCGCAGAGAGGTGGACTTGCCCGTACCGGATTCGCCCATAATGAGGGTCGCTATTGACATGGTTTTTCCTTGGTTGTGACAATGGTTTGCTTGGTTTGAACTGCTATCTTAGAACGGAATTTTTCCCGCTGCAAGGTCTTCGTAGTGTTGCGCTCGCTGCTCTGGCGTCATTTCGATACGCTGTGTGGTGAATGGGACCGGTTTGCCGGTGACTGGATCGCGAGTAAAGAGACCTCGCTTTGCTGCTTCTTCTTTCGACATTACTTGCATCATTTCTCCTTTAGTTTTTCCATAGTTCTCCCAAGGGTGAATAGCCTGTAGTTTCCTACGAAGTCCTATTCGCCTTTGATCCAGATTCCCTATCCTCCAGCAATCCCAATCCAACCGAAGCGGTGTGCGTTCCATCCTGAAAGCGTTTGTCTCACCACTTGCCGCTATCAGTTGCTCCAGTCCCCACAATCCAGGCTGGCTAGGGCAAACGGGGTGTATCGCTGCCCTGTCTTTCTGTGGTGTGGCCCGATGTCAGGGCCGTGCTAGGTAACGCTTCCTCCCACTCGCGATCTATGTGACGCGTAGAAAGCAAAAAAGGCCTTAGTTCTCTGCTTTCCTAGTGACGGCTAGTTGGGATTCAACCCTAGAAAGAAGAGAACTAAGACCTCTAGTTCTTGCTGCTGTTCATCTACGCCGTCACATAGATGAGCGAATCTTAAATCATGTGAAACTATTCCTGCAAGCACTTTGTTATCAAACTATGATAGTTGCCTCGCACTCAAAAAGATGCTTTGCCAATTCTTCCGCATCATGGCGAATCATCGGCGGGATTCCATCATCGTAGCTGTCGTGCTCGTAATGGTCCTGGTGGTGCGAATAGTCGGAGCCAATTTTGTAAGACTTTTCGACGCGCTGCCACTCGTATTTGATGCCGGCTGCCGGTTCCTGAGTGATGACGCGATCATAGGTCGGGCCACCATGGAGAGGCATGCACATCATTGCGCCAACGTTGCCGAAAAGCGGATGGTCTTCGAAGATGCAAGCATAGACGTTCCACTTGAACTCGTCGCCACTCTTCCAGGCGCGAATGAAAACGCTGAAATTCTTGCCGCGATAGATGCTAAATTCGACTGCCTTTTGCGGATCTTGGAACTGGATCATTACTTTCCCCTTGTGTGTTTGCGCTGGCACTTACGCGGCCAGCTTACGCCCGGCTCTGTGGAGCCTACCGGGTTACAGCAAAGTTACGACATAGCCGGCCACCATCGCAGCAGCCACAATGCAGATGCAGGCGGCAGCGCTCGGTGTAC